TCTGCTCGACTGCATCGTCGACCTTTTCCGAGGTCCAACCGCCGGCCGGTTCCCAATAGCCGGCATCGTCCGGCGTGAGCCTCGTAGGCGCTTTCTTGAGAAAGTTTTTGTAGAGCACCTTGTCGTCGATATGAATTACGCCGTCGCTGCGCGCGTAGGCGACCCGGATAGCGTCGGCGCCTTTCGCGACGTTGTTATCCCATAGGTACACCTCGTCAAAGAGGCCGTTTCTCATTGCTTGCGGTAGCACCTCGGATATCTTCGCGTGCACGCCGCGCATATATTCCTCTGGCACGTAGCGCCCGGTACGCTCGCCGCGCAGGAGCATTCGCCGCACGGCCTCGTCGGTGTCGAGCGTCACGTATTGCCCGACGACCCGGTGCCCGGAGTCGCGGAATTGCTGAATCTTCGCGGCGAGTTTCTCGAGGCTATTGTCGCCGGTGCCGTCGAGTAGCACGTTGTATTGGCCTTGCGCCGAGCGCCTCTGCAAGAGCTTGCCAATGTAGCTCGCTTCCTCATGCGTGATCGCGGCTATGTCGTCGAGGCCGGCGCGTAGGCCCTCGCCGTATTCGGGCAGTAGCGTTCGGATATCGTCGACGTCAATCGTAACGGTGTTCCTCGAGATTTTCGCTTGCCTGGCGACGGTCGATTTGCCCGACGCCGGCCCGCCGCCGAGGATCGTAAATTGCGGATCGTCGACCGGCGTTTTGCCGGCTAGAGCTCGATTGATAATTGCTTCGTGGAGCTCTTGCCTTTCCGGCGTGTAGGTGCCGTCGGCGCGCCGGTACATATCCCGCGTCTCGCGCGCGGCCGCGTCGACCTTGCGATAGTGGCCCGACGACCGGCTAATGATGCCCTCGTCTCTGAGCGTCGGGTCGACCGGCGAGGGTGAGTAGCTGCCGTCTGCTCTGACGAGGCCGGTAGCGCAACGGCATTGCGGGTGAGCCGGCGGCCCCGGCACGGCGCCAAACTGCGCGGTATTCGTGTCGAAGTTATCGTCGAGCCCTCGAATCTGGCCGGCCATGCGCCGGCAGATAGGGCAGAGCCGATCGTCCGGCGTGATAATCCAAATCCGCGCGACATTCTGCGGCAGTAGGCCGGCGTGTTGCTGCTCGAGCCATTGTTGCCGCTGGCCCTCGTTGGCCGCCGCGACGGTTTCGGTGCGCGCTATGTTGCGAGCTCGAGCTCGGTGTATGCGGTCGTAATACCTCGAGGTCGCCCGCTCGACGAGGCGATCGCTCGGCCCGCCTGGCGGCACGCGCCAATGTAGCTTGCCATTCCACGCCGTTACCGTCTTGCCGAAATTTTCCGGGTCGCGTAGCCGGTCCTCGAGGCGCCTTACGAGCCCGCGTTGATAGCTCGTTAGGTTCACCTCTTTTCGGATTTGCTTTAGTGTCCTCGAGGTGCGCCCTTGCTCGAATGCGTCGCGCATGATTCCTCGAATCGCGCGCCGCGTCTTTGCGTCAATCTCGACGAGCTTTGTCGAGCTGCGCTCGAGAGCCCACGCGACCGAGGCAGGATTTGTCGCCCAAAACTGCAAGTCGAATGCGTCGCGTCGTAGTTTCCGCCGCGTCTCTTCTGATCGCTCAATAGCGCCGAGCGACTGCGCCGCCCTGGCGCGCTCGTCTGGCGGTAGCTCTTGGTCGACGGGCTCATCCTGTACCGCGTAGCCGCGCGCCTCGATACTCTTTGCCTCGGCAACGGCGCCGGCGGCTAGCACCTCGAGCAGCTTTGCCGGCAGCTCTTCCTCGAGTATCTCGAGCGTGCGGTCGGCCGCGCGCATGACATACGAGAGCGCCGTAAATTCGCCTTGCTGCCAAGCCGCGTCGAGCTCGGATAGTTTGATTTGCCGGCGCCCGGCCTCCATGGCTCGGGCGACGAGTCGCTCGGTTGAGGGTAGGTGTCGATCCGCTGCCCGGTGAATCGCGAGCCATTCGGGCTCGAGCTCGGTGCCGGGCTCGGCGCCCGGCTCACCTACTGCGGCCGCTCTTTTTTTTTATGCTCGAGCTCGCCCTCGCGGAAGTCGGCGATCGCTTGCCGGCGGGCTGCCGCGAGCTCTTGCGCTTCGTCCTCGAGCTCGGCGCCGCCGTCCGGCGGCTCGTCCTCTTCGCCCTCGCCGATTGTTTCGATCATCGTGTCGAGCTCGTCGAGCGGCGGTAGGTCGAGGACCCCTTCGCGTATCTCGTCCGGCGTTACGACGGTCGCGCCTTGTTGCTTGTTGACCGTCGCGTATTGCACGGCGACTTTGGCTTTCTCGGCTTCGTCGAGGTTTTTAATCTCTGGCCATTTGACCTCGTAGTCGCCCTCGAGCGGCGCCGGCAACGCGCCGTATTCGATGAGCCGGTCGACGAAAGGTCGCACGACTTGAGGCTCGGCGAACGCTTGCCGGCGGTCGGATATGCGCTCATTCCAATTGTTGCGGTCCTGACTCGAGGCGAGCTCGCCGCGCTCGCTGCCGGTGAGGATTCGGTGAGGTATGCCCGTCGCCGCCGCGATTTGAATTAGCACGGCGTCGGCCGGACTATGAAAGTCGGCGACGTCAGAGCCCATAGGCGAGACTTCGATACCTCGTTGGCCGATCGTGCGCCGCATTTGGTTCGCGAATTCCTCGGCCTGATCTTTAAGGTCCTCGATATCGCCGGCGTCCATTTCGAGCTCTTTGTCGAGGTTGAATACGTAACCTTGGTGAGCTCGCAGCCAAAAAGCCTCTGAGCCGCCGCCGATGATTTTGTCGAGGTCGTCGAGCAGATTCCAGACGCGGCGCAATCGAGGCTTTCCGTTGACGTTGTCGTCGAGGATTCCGTCGGCGACGTGGATTATGCGCGTCCAATGTACCGCCCTCGAGACGTTGCTCGAGCTCGCCACGGTCGCGCGGCTACGGTCAAGCTGATATGCCAGAGGCATTCCGAAACGCTTGTCGGCCGGATCTTCGACGAGAGTTTTTACGGTTACGTCCTCTTGCCCGTAGGGCTGCACATAGAGCAAATCCTCGGCGCTGAATTTGTCGAGCGGGTCCTCGAGCGCGCCCGGCGCGCCGATGAGCAAGACGCTGAATTCGCCGAGGCCGGCGAGGATGTCGCTGCGCCCGAACGCCGGCCAGATACCGAGACGGCGCTCGAGCTCGCCCCAAACTTTCTCGAATTCCGTCTCGGTAGCCGGGTCGGCATTGTCCTCTATTGTCCCGCCGCCGCGCCAAGTCGCGTGAGGGTAGGCGTCGACAATTCGTCCCGCAATGCCGCCGCGCTCGTATCTGCCTCGATACATGCGCGCCGTGATTGTGTCCGGGTAGCCGAGGCTCTCGTAGAGATCGCGGTTGCCGCCGAAAGATTTGCCCGTTGCGGTCGCGATTCGGTTACGTCCGAAGAGCACCGACGATAGCGTCCGCAAGAAACTCAGAGGTGGGTTTTTGTCCTCGGTCGCTGGCGCCATGGCGGTAGTTGTAACACGCGGGCGCCGGCGCCGGCTACCAGAGCACGGCGCCTTTAATCTTTGGCTTGGCTTCGATGAGCGCGTTAAAGCCGCAACTCGCGGCGTCGATTTGGTCGTCGTGCCGGCCGACCGGGAAAGACTCGGCCTCTTGTCGAAAGGCCTCGCACCATTCGCCCTCGAGCAGCTTTACATTGCCGGCCTCGGCTTGAGCTCGCATGGGCCGAGCTCGAGTGACCTTGTCGCCGCTCACGGTAACGCCGGCGTAGTCGAAGCCGGCGAGCGCCTTTGCTCGAGCTGCGATTACGGCCTTGCCGCTCGAGCCCGGCTCTTGCTCTTCGCGCACTAGGCAGCCGCGCCCGTCGGATCGTGCCGTCTCGAGGATGAGTTTGTCGACTTCGCCGGCGCTCGCTTGCACCCTGATTACGTCCTCGACAAACCAAACGCCGTCGTCGGTGCGCGCCCATTTGACGCCGGCCGTGTAGTCGCCGCCGAGCTCGGTGCCGGCAGTATCCCAACCTCGCACGCGGTCGGCCTTGGCCGGGCCGGCCTCGACGACCGGCAGCCATGCTCGACGAAAGAGCCCGCCGCCCTCTGGCGCCGGCCGCTGCTCGAGTTGCCCGGCGGCGCCGTATGGCCCGAGGTCGATTTCCATTTGCCGCACCTTGTCCTCGGAGAATAGACGCGGCCAAAGGAGCTCACCGGCCTCGCTGCGTAGGTCGCGCGGATCGTGCCTCTTCGGGTCGTAGTGCATCGGCCAGCAAATATGTTCCCAACCGCCTTTCGAGACGAGGTGCCCGCTCAAATCGTCCTCATGTAGCCGCTGCATAATCACCACGATTGCGACGTCGCGCGCCACGCCTCGAGTAGATATGCTGCCGTCAAACCAATTCTGCACGCTCTCGAGGTAGGTTTCTGAGCGCCCTTGTTTGGCGCTGAGCGGGTCGTCGATGATTATGTAATCCGGGTGCTCGCCCGTGTCGACGCCGCCGACGCTCGAGGCAATCCGCCAACCGCCGGCCGTCGTGTCAAATCGCACCTTTACGTTTTGGTCGTCGGTCAATCTCACGCGCGAATAGTGCCGGCGATACCAGGGCGACGTAATGATATTGCGCACGCGCAGATTGTCTCTAATCGTGAGGTGAGCGCCGTAGCTCGAGGTGAGGAATCGCGCCGTCGGATTCGTTGCCCATATCCACGCCGGCCAGAAAACCGAGCAGAGATACGATTTCATACAACCCGGCGGAATGTTGATTAGCAGCCTCGAGAGCTCGCCTCGAGAGACGGCCTCGAGCGCCTTGCAGATTTCGTCAATGTGCCAAGACCAAACGAGCGGCACGGCCTCGACGAGCGGCCAGGCCGAGCGTACAAACTTGGTGAGGTCGCGCCCGGCGAGCTCGGCGGCGACCGCCTCGAGCTGCTCTTCCCTCGAGAGCCGCTGCGCCCGCGCTCGCATTATTCCTCGGCTTCGGCTAGGTCGGCGTGTATCGCCTCGAGGGTCGCGGTCGATAGCTTCGATAGGTCGAGCCCGCCGAGGCCGAGCGGCGCGCCGTCGCGGCCGGTGAGCTCGGCGCTTACCCGGCTACCAAAGACGGCCGGCCGGCGAGCTCGCAGTAGCACCTCGAGCAGCCGGTCGGAGTATTTGCGCACGTGGCCAACGACTTGCGTGCCGGCATTGGCGCCAGGCCCGCGACCAAAGACGGGCTCTTCGACGCCGTCGTGAGCTCGCCGGTGAGCCTCGACCTCGAGATTGTCGCAGCCGTCCTCGAAAGCCTCGTCGAATTGCTCGCCGTAGTTTGGGAATCGCTCGACGTCCTCGAGCCATTCGTAATGCCTCGAGCGCGATATGCCGGCGGCCTCGGCAGCCGCGCCAACGATCGCGCCGTTTGTGCGGATCGCCTCGAGGAATGCCTCTTGCTGCCGTAGCACCTTGGCGAGCCTCGAGCTCGGCGCTTTCTTCTTGGCTTTCTTCTTGGCCTTGCCTCGCGCGCGCGCGCGTTGAGCTGTACCGCCGGTGTCCCGCGAGACTTGCTCTTTATGTGCGATGATTCGGCACGCGCCGGCGGCGACGGCCGGGTTTGTGCACCGTTTACCGTCGCCCTTTTTCGCTTTGCAACGTGGCTTAGAGTAGGCCATTGGCTTAGGCCCTCATGCTATCACTCGCTCAGATCGTTTATCGTGCGCTCGAGCTCGTCGACGTCGCCGCGTAGAGCCTCGAGGGTAGCGTCGTCGAGCTCTTTGCCAACGACCCGGCGTATGCGCCTTTTCATTCTGCGCACGACGAGCCGCATAGACCAAACACCGACGGCCCGCCTCGAGCGTCGCCAGGCCCACCAAACAAACCAACCGAGGATCGGCGCAGAGAAAACGGCGACGACGTGCTCTGGCCTCATGGCTCGAGCTCTAACATTCCGGTCGGCCGTAGCGTTACCTCGATTCTCGAATCTTCGTGGCTCGCGCTTAGCGTGCTTACTCGAGTGCAATATGCGTCGAATTGCCAGGCCTTGCCGCCGCCGAAATCTACGCGGTAGGTTCGCTTGTCGCCGGCCGTGAGCTGCTCGAGAAACTCGCGGCCTTGGCGCTCGTCGTAAACGGTAAAGGTGATTTCGCGCCCGTAGCTCGAGACGTCGTAGAGCTCGAGCGGCCTAACGCCTACCGGCTTGCCTGTTACCTCGAGCTCGAGCGTCGGCTCTTCCGGTGGCGCCGGCACCTCGAGTTTTGGCTCGTAGCCGAATAGCGGCGCCGACTTGATTGCCGCTACGGCGGCGGCGAGGCTTTTGATTAGGTGTCGTCGGTTGAGCATTGCCCGCCTCACACGGTTAGCGATACGTCAGGCTGCATTTCAAAATCCTCGACGGCAGCCGCCGCGACTCTCAATAGCTGGCCGAGGTCGACTTGAGTTAGGCCGATATTGCGCCGCACGGCGACGCGCATATTCGTAATCTTGAGCTCGAGCGTACCGAGGTCCTCGTCGAGCTCACCGTCGAAGGTCAGGCCAAAGGCAACCGAGGCGCCGGTCGCGGCTTGCATAT